ATAGGGGTATGTAAAATTCATTGGTAGATTCATCTATCCTTTTGATGAGATCTCCACATACGTCTCTCTCTCCTAAATGATCATATGCCTGATAAATCTTTCCCAACGTATATCCATCGACCAACTCCATATACTCTACAAAACAATCTGGCAACCTTGCATATGCATATATTTTTATAAAGTACGATCTCTTGTTTATCTCCTTTAACGTCTTACTCTTTCTCTTTATGTATTCATCACTTTTCTCTGCCAAAAATCTCGATAAAAAATACTCTCTCTCCAAACTTTTTTTACGAAACCAGATATCTCCATCTCCCAACATATTACCTTCTTTGTCACGTAGGCTTATTTTTTTTAATACTATAGGTCCCTTGTATTTCTTAATAGGTGGATATTGAAATTTTTTTCCGGTAGGAGCTGAGAGCTTAAAGACATCCCCAAACGAACCGCCACCTATCCCATCCATATTATCATCGCTATGATATTTTTCTATAAACTCATCGTATGACATATCATATTTTTTTATCTTTAGCTCCATATCTTTATTCATCTCCACAAAAATAATTTGTTAAACTATAGATGTAAAGATTATTATAATATAAATAACACATAAAAATAAATTGATACCCTAATATAAATTATATTCTAACGTTAAAAACTACAACATATCAAAGATGTTCGGTGCTATTTTGGCAATAATGTATGGACAGATTTTTTCAAGCTACGATTCTGACCTAGACGATTATTTTGATTATGACGATGATGATTAACTAATAAAAAGAACATGCGATTTTGACAACTCTATAATAATTTGTAATATAAATACAAAAATATAAATATGAGTCATCTATCCTTAATCTCCATCACCATTATAGTGATATTTATTTTGTTGTGTGTGTTTGTGGGATACACACTATTAAAACAACGAGAGGGTTATAAAGATCCAATCTATCTATATAGGAGTAAGATCATGCAAGATCTATATCCCAGATCAAATGGTTCCATCTATGGACCGGATAGCAACATCTTTACCGGTTACCCTTATTATAATAAGGTTTATTAAATATCGCAACGTTAAGATAAATATATCGAACGTCGTTTTTAAACAAGGTTTAAAAAATTATTAAACATGGATAATGTAAACTTAAAAATAAATTTTAAATTCATAACATTAGATATATCATCCTCTCATATCACAAATACATATACATATCATTACTAAACAATCCTTATTTATAAAAACGTTCCTTATCGTTCATAAAATATTATAATGTCAAAAAATATTCAAGATGATAGGGGTGGAAAGAAGCATGACGATTTTACTCATATCAGGGAACGTCCAGATATGTACATAGGTTCTGTGGTATGTGAACGCTCCAATCAATACATATTCATCGATGCACCGATCAACTTTGACGACGATGATGGTGTAGAGATTGAGATAGAGGATGATGATAGTACGACAAAGAAGACTCTCATTCCCAAGATTCAGCAACGACCTATGAACCATAATCAAGGTCTAGAGAGGATAATCATAGAGATTGAATCCAATATCATCGATAATAAATGGAGGTCGGATGCAGAGGGTATACCTATGAAGACTATAAAATTCTCCTTAGATAAGGAGAAGGGTATGATAACTCTTTATAACGATGGTTATCATATCCCTATCACAAAATACAAATATAGCGAAAGAAATAGGGTTACGGGTAAGATGGAGGAGTTTGAGGCATATCCAGCAGAGGTGTTCTTTAGTGATACAAAGGCAGGCACAAATTTTAATACATCCACAGGTAAGAAGAAATACGTAAAGACATCTGGAAGAAATGGTATCGGTTCAAAAGGAACCAACGCTCTATCAAAGACATTTATCGTAGAGCATTCCGATCCAGAAAATAGCAAGAAGTTTTATCAAGAGTATAGATGTTCATCTACCGTCGATAAGAATGGTAATAACGTCTACAATTTTACAAAGGATAAACCTACGATAACATCGTATAAGAACAAGACCCCTTATACACAGATCTCCTTCATCCCAGATTATGAATATTTTGGTTATATAAAGGAGGATGATGAGACTAATGAAGATGAGATTAGTATAGAGGAGTATGGTATGGATTCAAATCTATACAACTTTATCAAGAAATGTGCATATGATTGTTCTCTCTTATCGTATCTTCCGGTAACGTTCAACGAAGAGAAGATCCATGTAAAGTCTTTGAAAGATTATGCAAAATTGTATTATCCCAATTCCAAGATGGTCGATCTCAACTTTACCACCACATCCGGAAAAAAGTCTGTTGATTATAAAGGGACATGTGACGTCAATGAGATTGTTCTGGTAGAACTCCCAGAAGATGCTGGTTATGAACTTATACAAGATAACGTCAAAAATATATCCTTTGTCAATGGTATCTATACTCGTAATGGTGGCAAGCACGTAGAGGCTTGGAAAGATGCTATATTTGGTGGGTTGGTAAAGGCATACAACTCTGGAGGAAAGGTAAAGACAGCCTCTAAGAGTAAGGGAAAGAGTAAGGCAAAGAGTACAAAGGTTTCGAAAGATACGAAACCAAAAGCGACCTCTAAACATATATATCCATATTTTTGTTTGTTTGTTAGATCAGAGTGTGGAGAGCATGACGTTAAATTTGAATCGCAAAACAAGAATGAACTAACGTCACCAGAGATTGAACTATTTGATAAGAACGATAAGGATATTAAGGAGACCGTCACCACAGATATAACTAATCTGTTGAGTAAGGTCTTGAAATGGGAATTTGTAAAGATATTGGATGATAGATTATCCATCCTTGACGATAAGAGATTAATGGTAAAGGACAAACAATCCTTCAACTCTTTGAATATAGATAAACTTGATGATGCAAATTGGGCAGGTAAGAAGAATGCGGCGGAATGTTCCTTGGTTATCACAGAGGGAGATTCGGCTAAGGCACTGGTAACAACGGCTATCAAACAAAAACAACTACACGATACATTTGGTGTCTATCCTATTAGGGGTAAGTTTAAGAATGCAGAAAAGTTTACCTATAAAGAACTTCAATCTAATGAAGAGGTCAATAATATCATAAAGATCATCGGTTTAAGAATGGGGGTAGATTACTCTATTGAGGAGAACTTTAAAGAGTTGAGATACGGAAAAGGTATTATGATAATGTCAGATGCCGATGATGATGGTATTCATATTAGAGGGTTATTGCTAAACTTTATTTATAAGTTATGGCCATCTCTTATACAGAGAAAGTTTGTTTGTTCAAAGAGTATGCCTGTTGTAGAGGTAACTTGGGCAGGAGGAAACGAGATGACGTTCTATAGTAACGAAGCCTATGAGGCATGGCAACAATGTATATGTAACAAGCACAATCTAACAAGTAACGATCAAATTAAGTCTGTTCTTAGAGGGTATGAGGCAAATTATTACAAGGGACTTGGTAGTTATGACGCAAAAGATGCTGGGTATTACTTTGCTATGGATAAGAATCTCGTATTTACAGAGAGTCTCGCGTCAGGAGTAGATAGGTTGTACATGGATCTTGGGTTCAAAAAAGATGCCGCTGATTTTAGAAAACGTTGGATCACACAGGATATGTTGAGACCAGACGATGAATGTAGAGCTGTCATAACACATGGTAGACATTTGAGAAATTTGTTTGGAACGATAGATTATAATATTCCGGATACTGTTACAAAAAATAATGAAGAAGAGATAATTAATGATGATGAGATTGAGATTGAGGATGATGGTGATGGTGAGATTGAGATAGAGATTGAAGAGGAGGAGTGTACAATTAAAAAATGCGTACAAGATTACAAAAAATCTACTATCGTTACAAGGGATGATATATTAAATAGTATCAGATCAAAGACGATCACCGACAAAGAATATAATGAAGAGAAATTTGATGTTCAATCCCGAGGTGAGATGTACCTATCCGTCTTTGTAGATAAATCTTTAAAGATATTTCATAGAGCAACATTTGCTAGAGCGTTACCAAATTATATCGATCATTTTAAGAACGGTCAACGCAAAATTTTTTACACTTTATTAAAGATGAATAGTAAAGGAAAGGACGAGTTGACCGCCGTTATAGGTAGGGTAAAAGAGTATGCATCTTATCATCACGGGGAGAGTAGTATATATGGAGCCATCGTGTGTATGGGGAACAACATTGTCGGTTATGGAAATAATCTTAGTTTTATAATACCTAGGGGTCAATTTGGAGATAGAGATAATTACATAGAGAGTGCCGCATCTCCTAGGTATCTCGCGTTAGAGGTGAGAGATCTTACAAGAAAGATATTTCTACCCATCGACGATAATCTATTGACAAAGAATTACGACAATGGTAAGCAGATCGAATATGAGTTTTATCTCCCTATTCTTCCGGTTATCTTGGCAAACGGCGCAGAGGGTATGGCTGTTGGATTCTCTACAAAGATCCCATCCTATAATCCCTTGGATCTAGTAGATAGGCTAATTCTACTACTTCAACGTTATGATGATATTGAGAATAATGATGTGGACGATGAGTACGATACCGCCTTTGATGATCGTGAATACCTAACGCCGTGGTATTGGAGACATGATGGAGAGATTGAGATGATACCACCAAAAGAAGATAAGGTCGGATACAATTATACAGGATGGATATCAAAAGGTATACTTAAAAAAGACGACGGTACCATAAAGGTAGAGACGGGTGAGGGAAAAAAGATAAAGAAGGATCAATTTAAGGGATGGTGGCACATCACAGAACTTCCTATTGGTATGAAGACAAAAGATTTTAAGGGATGGTTGACCTACCTAAAGAACGGTGTTCCACCAAAAGATAAGAAATGGAAGAAGGGAGAAAAGTACATTATGGATTATCAAGAGTACCATCCACCAGAGAAGGTCCACTTTATCATAAAACCCACAAAGGAGTTTACACCAGACATCAACGTCAATGGAAATATGAAGAATTTACAGTCTCGCAATTCCTTAGAGAATATGGTAGTCATCGATCAAAACTTTTACCCAAGAAAGTACAAAAATCCAGAGGATATCATCCTTGATTTTTTCAAGTTTAGAATACAATTTTATCAAAAACGTAAGGATTATATACTGAAGAATAAGAACGATGAACTCAAAGAGATGCAAAATCGTCAAAAATATATCGAATATATAGTGATAAAAAAGACCCTCGATCTTTACAAGTATGAGACAAAGGAACTTTTGTATGCACAAATGCAAAAGTTGGGATTGATGAAACTTCCTAATTCTAAAGGGTTGATGACCTATGATTATCTTTTGGATATGACTACGAAGAGTTTAACAAAAGAGAAGTTTGTGAAACTCAACGATAAGATAAAGAGTTTGATAGATTTTATCAATAAGACAAAGACTACAAAGATAACTAATATGTGGAGAGAGGATCTCAAAGATTTTAAGGTCTCTTATGATAAATTTTTAAAGGAGAGAGAGAAGGAATTGTTTGATGTTGAGAGAAGCAAGAGAAGAAAGAGGCAACAATGAACGTCTTTAAAAATAAAATTATATATGTTCACATATATAAAATAAGTAAGAGAAAAATAATGGAGGGTGAATCTAAAAAAAGAAACGAGTTTGATGATAATACGTTGGAATTTGCAATATCGTCACCATTAATCAAAAATCATGTATTAAAATATCTCTATACAACCAATACATTTAATATCAAAGATCTGATAAAGTTAAGATATGTGTCATTTGCATCAATGAATACGATATATAGATATATGAGAGATGTACTAAACTTTTTTGTGACTTATAAAAATATAGATGTGTTGTCTGCCAAAAAATTTATGCTACAATACTACTGTCCCGGAGATAAGACTGAATATCATACAGATACCCATGTTGAAAATTCCATATTGGATATAGCAACCTTTATAGAGTCTGATAAATGTATATGTTTAAAAGATGTAAAGACGTTGAAGGATTTGGCAAAGATCGATAGTATAACAAAATTATCCCTTGTCGAATTAAATGAACCCGTAACTAAAGATATGTTTCCCATTTTTTTAACACACTTGAGTCTTACATATGCTGAGGCTTTTGATCAACCTTTAGATGATCTACCTACTTTGTGTCTCACTCATCTTTATTTGGGGTGCAATTTTAATCAACCCATAGACAACCTACCCGTTTCGCTAACATATCTCTCTATCAATGGAGTCTTTAATCAACCTATTAATTTATTGCCAAAAAATTTAGAGGTATTACATTTAACAGGAGCATATTGTTTTGATCAACCCATAGATCATCTACCTTCAAGTTTAACAGAGTTGACATTAGGGGATTCTTTCAACCAAACTATAGATATATTACCGGTCTCGCTGCGGGTGTTGGAGTTGGGAGGTGCTTTTAATAAAGTTATAGATAATCTACCATCAACTCTTATATATTTAGTAATAGGAAATTTTTTTAATAGATCGTTGGATAAGCTACCACCATCTTTAAAAAAATTGTGTTTGTTTTGTTTTACGGATGGGAGATTAAAATCCTTACCATCATCTTTACGTAAGATCACATTAAATTATTGTCACGTAGATTTGGAAACCCTCGTTCTTCCATCGAGTGTAATACAATTAACGTTGACATACGTTCTGCCAAATACATCTATAACAAGTCTTCCCTCATCGATAAAGATCTTAAAGATACACGGAGGGCCTATAGATGTTATTCCCAATACCTTAAATATCGTAAAATTAGATAAAAACTCTATACTTTCGGAAATAAAGGAATCTGATCTTATCACCAAGGGTTGTATAGAGAGATGCAAAAAAAATAACATCAAGATTACATATATCAAAGATCGCATATCAAAGATATCACATCTTTAACGTTGCCATAATTTTTAAAAATAAAATTTTAATGATTCAACAATACAATCTTGAAATTTTTATAATTATATGTAATATAAGAATGGAACATCTCTTTGATTCAATAGGTAGAAAGATATCCATCGGTGACGTTATCGTGGTATCAAATAATCATCTGGGCTGTGGTATAACCTATTTTTTCTTGAGGGTTAAGGATATAGAGGTTGATGGTTCCATTATTGGTAATAGATTAAAGGTTGACGATACCAAGAGAAAGATGGTAGATTTTGAACCTTTTGATTGTATTGCAAAAGAGGATTGTAAAGAGGGAGATATGATGACATTAAAAAGAATAAATGTGGGTTATGAACATGTCTACACGTTACTCTATAACAAGGATATCAAACATTACGTTGCAAGATACGACGATGAAGAGTATTACTATTATATGTACTATCGTTGATTGACTATGTCAAAAATAAGATTTTATTATACGAATAATAAGATCCCATTATATATTTTAATGATGGGTGGTTATAAAAAAAAGATACGTAATAAGTTTAAGGGAAATTCTTTGGAATTTATACTATCGTCAACGATCTCAAAACACATATTAAAACATTTTAAAAACACAAGATATATTGTAGACCAAAATAAAAGATTGAAAAATATAAAGACGTTAAAAATGTTGAGGTTGGTATCATTCTCTACAAGTATCAACGTCTTTAAATATATGAAGGGAATAATGTATATATCTATAGATAAGATGAATAGAGAGACGTTGTATGCTAAGAGGTTTAATCTGACAGATGAAAATTATTACATGATCAAAGAACGATTATTAAAAAATCTACAAAGCATCGTATTCAATGAGATGACATCTATGAAAGATATAAAAAATGTTTATGATATATCAAAGATCAAGACCATTGAAAAAATTATATTCTACAGAAATTTTAATAAGGATCTAACGCATGATATGTTCCCATTCAACGTTAAAAAGGTGATGTTTAGTTATTCCTTTAACATGTCCGTGGATATTCTTCCACCTAGTTTAACACATTTGAAATTAGGAGATTCTTTTAACAAGAACGTTGATAATTTACCGGCTTCGCTAACACATTTAAAGATGGGTTGGAAATTTAATCAACCTATCGATAGATTACCACCATCTCTCACACATTTAAATTTACTCCAACGTTTTGATCAACCCATTGATAATTTACCATCAACTCTCACACATCTATCAATCAACTCTTGTTTTAACAGAAACGTAGATAACTTACCCGCTTCTCTCTTACATCTACATCTAAAATATTGGTTTAATCAACCCGTCGATAGACTACCCCCTTCGTTGAAATCTTTGACGTTAGATGGTAGATTTAATCTGACGATAGATAAACTTCCAAAATCTTTATTGTATTTGAGGGTAGGGACGACATTTAATCAAAGGGTGGATAACTTGCCATCATCTCTTAAATATATGTACTTTGGAGGAGATTTTAATCAATCCATAGACACGTTACCCGATACGATAACCCATCTATCGATCGGGATAAATTTCAATAAACAAGTTATGAAATATCCAAAATTTTTAATATTTTTACATTTTGGGTCTGTCTATTATCATCCTATGAATAACCTGCCTGTCTCTCTTAAACAATTGATATTAAGGTTCAAAATCATCTCACCATTAAACATGTTACCAAAGTCTTTGGATAGACTAACACTAGGAAATGTTGATACGTCTCTCGATCTATCCAATCTATCCATAAACAAATTGACTATAGGATGTGGATTCGAAAATATAAAATATATACCACCATCCTTAACCATGTTGAAGATTATTGGGTATAATAAGACAAATATATCAAATGTATTCGAATCTATCAAAATTTTAAAGATTAGAGAGACGTACATTACATTTTCTAAAAAATGTGTTAACACTTTAAAACAAAATAATACGAGGGTGGTCTACATTGATTAAAAATAAAATATTATATTATATTTTATATGATTGATATCTTGTAAAAAATATCGTATCTCACACATTCTAATTTTATCACAATGCAGATCCTCGATAATGACGATAAATTGGTTAACGTTAATAACATAATTGCATGTGGCTATCATCTTGGTGGAAGAGTAGATTTTATGTTTGTAAAGATCACAAAAATATTAAAAAACGGGACGATAGTGGGTGATCTATTAAAGGTAGACGAGACTGATAAGGATATGACGTGTAGTGATTATACATCAACTCTGACTCCGAAAATAGACGTCTTATTTTACAATATAAGGTTAAACAGATCGAGAAAGCAAGATGCTCCAAACGGAAAGTACAGATTTGACAAGAGAGATTATTTTATAACAATCTATGATCCAAAGAAAAAATATCAAACTCAGAGCTATTTCTGACCTTGTTAATATAATATTTTATTCTATATAAAATAAAATAATAGATTGTATCTCTTAAAATATGTCATAGATTTTACATGATCATCAGACTAGAGTATCTATCGACATCATGTCTTATTACGAATCTTAATGTATCAAAGACCACATTTATCTTTGATAGGTCCATAGCCTTTGATGTATCCAAAGATACGACGTAGGCCTTACCCCCAGATATGATGGTAAATTTATCGTCCTTGATGCTGTAAACACCATAGGGTTCTTGTCGTAACGATACGTTTACATATTTATCATCGATAGAGTGACCGACATTCCTACCCTCTTTTCTCCATATATCGCATACCGATAAAGCCTTGTTTAGATCTCCGTCACTGACATTTTGTACCAAAAAGAATTTAAAATCCTTTGCACTATCCTCGTCATCCTTAAAGAGTTTGTTCATCCTCTTCGTTATGAGAGGATTCCTATAGAGGTAACCATTAAGGCTAGTATCATCAAATGTATCAACGATACTATCTTTTTTGTAAGCATCGTTGATTATCCATACCCTAGCAGATTTGAAATTGGAGAATATGATATTATGTTTCTTTGAACTAAAGATGTTCTTGCTGGTAAAGGTTGTAATCTTGTCCTTGTTGTAATATAGATCAAATGATGGGGTATCGTTGAGTTTAAATACTTTGACGTGGTATAATAATTTATCGGCTAGAGTCTTTGTATTGACTATCATCTTATATCCTGTTGATTTTTTTACAAAGAATATCTCATTATCTAAAGACATGTTGAATAAAGTTTGCTCAGAGTAATAATATCCATCAAAATTCTTTACATTGCTCTCATCTATATAGACGTGATTAAAATCTACAACAAAATCGGTATCGTCTATA